TTTCCTTAATCGTTAATTTCAAACTCAGCAACTTGCTTGGCTAGTGATTCTTGGTAATCAAAAGAAATGGCCATGATTTTTCTGCCAATTTGCTCATAATCACCGGTATCGATCGCGTCTTGAAGGGCTTGCGCGGTATCAACGTCTAATTCGCTCAGCGCTTCTGCAATTGCTATTGAAGTCTTTGGGTTGTATTCTTTTTTCATTAATTGCCAGGTGCGTTCCTCGATCTCGTCTGTGCGATCATCGTAGTCTTCAGGCTCGTAGTAAGCATCGTGTCGGCTCATTCCCATGATTAAAACCCCCAAGCGAACATCGCGCCTAAGATGATTCCAAGAATGATTACACCGATCCATTCAAAAATTGCTTTTTTCATCACTTTCTCCTTCATCACTTGTTTAAAAAATTTACTGCATGGGTGTTACTATACACTATATTTCCACTTTGCTACAACTATTTTCTAGGGAGTTTCCCTAATACAACAGTTTTATTCATTTTATGATACTATGTGGAAAAAGGAGGAATTATGCATCAATTAAATTTATTAAAAGCCGAATTTGGCTCAATCACGAAACTGGCTGAAAAGCTAGAAATAAGGCCATCTGCCGTTTACAACTGGGCAGATCGCGGTCGAGTGCCAATCAAGCATTTAAAGCGAATTCTTGATCTTTCTGAGGGTCGTTTAACTAAAGAACTTTTGCGTCCAGACCTATTCAAAAAGGACTGAAATGAACTTTTACCCATTTCATATTGGGGATTATCTGAGCCATACCAGCCATCTTACCGATGCGGAAGATTTGGCTTATAGGCGCATGATTGATCTTTATTATCAAACTGAAGAACCTTTTACAGATACGTCAAAACTGGCTCGTAAGGTGCGCTCTAGCTTTGAAATTGTTGGCTCAATTCTTTCTGAATTCTTTATTTATCAAGATAATGCCTGGCATTTAAAAAGAGCCGATGAGGAAATAGCTAAATACAAAGCTATGAAAGATGGGGGTCGCAAGGGTGCAGCATTAAGGTGGCATAAGGGTAGCGATAGCCTCCCTATTACCCCCCCTAATCACTCCCCAATGCCAACCAAGAACCAAGAACCAATAACCAAGAACCATATAAAAACTACTGCTCCTAAAGTCGCAACTCCTGACGGAGTTAGTGTTGATCTTTGGAATGATTTTTTGATTTATAGGAAAAGACTTAAAGCACCGGTGACGGATCGCGTGTTGGCTAGATTAATCAAAGAGGCTAATTTGGCAAAAATGCCCTTATCCGATGTATTGGAAACCATCATTTTTAAAGGATGGCGCTCTTTTGAAGCATCCTGGATACAACAAGCTGCACAAATGGCTCAGAAAGCCAAAGAATTGCCCCTTGGAAGCGATAAACAGATTGAGGAGGCATATCGTATCGAATGCGGTGGAGATCCAGCCAAGGCTCGTTTTAATAGCTATTTTGAGATGAAGAAGTTTATTTTGGATCAACGCGATAAAAGGAGACCTGCATGATTTATTACATTTATGACGAGCTTGGCATGATTCGTCAGGTAAAAAGCAAAACCGAAGCGCGTTATTTGGTTTCACTTAGGCCTGAATGGAAAATTGTTGCAAAAAAGATCAATAAACCAGTATTTCAATTTGAGGAGGCGAGGTTTTGAATGAGTTGGCTCTTTTCGCAGGCGCTGGTGGAGGAATACTTGGGGGACATTTGCTTGGATGGCGAACAGTCTGTGCAGTCGAATGGGAAGCCTATCCAGCAAGCGTATTGTGCGCTAGACAAAATGACGGACTTTTGCCGAGTTTCCCAATTTGGGATGATGTTCAAACCTTTGACGGAAAACCTTGGAGAGGAATTGTTGATGTCGTATCTGGAGGATTTCCATGTCAAGACATTAGCGCAGCAGGAAAAGGGGGGGGCATCGAAGCCGAAAGAAGCGGAATGTGGAAAGAAATGGCGAGAATCATTGGCGAAGTTAGACCCAAATACTGCTTTGTGGAAAATTCCCCAATGCTCACTTCTAGAGGACTCGGAACAGTCCTTAGAGATTTGGCCAAGATGGGGTTCGATGCGGAATGGGGAGTGCTTTCCGCAGCCGATGTTGGAGCAAACCATAAAAGAGAAAGAATTTGGATTGTTGGAAAGAATACCCAACAATCAAGATTTTTTTCATACTCCCAACACAACAGGAATAGATGGGGGAAGCAACAGCAGAAAAGCATTGAAAAAAAGAATGGAAATGTGGCCTACATCAGTAAGCAGCCCATCGGTGACAAGTCAAACTGTAGGTGCGACATTGGATTTGATGAACAGCAGGGAAAGGGAACAGGGAACTTTAATGGAATCAGTAGTCAAAAAAATGTTTCCAACTCCACAAGCATCGGACAACAGGGACAGGGGAAACATGAGCAATCCATCAATTCAACGAAGAATAGCCAAAGGCAAACAAATTATGCTGAGTCAATCGGTAGACCAGAATTCTGGTCAGCTGAACCCTCCTTGGGTAGAGTGGCTAATGGGGTGGCCTATAGGTTGGACAGACTTAAAGCCATTGGAAATGGACAAGTCCCACTTTGTGCAGCAACAGCATGGAGATTGTTAAAAGAAAGGCTAGAAAATGGACATCAATGAAACATTAGATCAGCGTCAAAAAACTCATGGAGAATTTGCTGATCATGCTTGGATAAGTCAAGATTTATGTGAATCAATGAAACAACATCCAAATTACAAAGATTTATCTGCAATGAAAAAAGAGGCGCTTGAGATGATTCAGCACAAAATTGCTAGGATCATTAATGGAGATTCAAGCCTGCATGATCATTGGCATGATATAGCTGGATATGCTACTTTGGTTGCTAATCGCTTGAAAGGGGATTAATGCAATGCGACTCGTCACAATGTCTTGGTTCATCGGGAATTTTCAATATGTCATGCCTTATTTGTTGTGTGAGACTGGTAAAAAGCGCGAGGCCGAGCAGGAAACAACAGGAAATTATGCTTGCGTCAATAGCAAGGTTCAAGAATGCACCGAATCGGGATCAAATACTAGCTTTTATGAAAAAGGATGGGAATGATGAATAATGAGCCAATGACATTGCGTGAAATTGCCGAAGCTGAAGGCATAAGCCATCAAGCAGTCGCTGACATTTTGAAGCGTGTTTATCGAAAAGTACGCAAAATCCTTCGTGCCAAGGGTATTTCACAGACTTCTGACATCGTATGAGCGATAAGCAAACCTTCTTTTTGATTAATTCACAAGTTAAACAAAATGCCATGCAAGCGATAAAAATGGCATCTGAAGACATGATTTGCGAGATTAAAAAGATAACTAGATCTTTGGAGCAAAATGCAAAAATGTGGGCAATGCTTGCCGAGGTTAGCGATCAGGTCAATTGGTACGGAAACAAGCTCACTTCCGATGAATGGAAGGATGTCTTTTCTGCATCGCTTAAAAGTCAAAAGGTAGTGCCTGGCATTGATGGAGGTTTTGTAGTTTGTGGGCAGCGCACCAGCAAGATGACAAAATCAGAAATGACCGAGCTTATTGAGCTTATGATGGCTTTTGGTGCTGAGCGCGGTGTTAAATTTTCGGATATTGCATATGATTAAACTAAGGCTGAAAGAGCGAAACTGCAAATTTTGCAAAGAAAGATTTATGCAAGAGCGCCTTGGTCAGTCAGTTTGCGGTGTGGAATGCTCTGTAGAGTTGGCAAAACAGGCCATAGCAAAGCAAAAAGCAAAAGAGCAACGAATTGATCGTGCTGAAACAAAAAATCGCCTACAAGCCTACAAAACCCTGTCAGATTGGAAGCGCGAAGCCCAAGTCGCGTTCAATGCTTATATTCGCGAAAGGGATAAGGGTAAACCCTGTATTTGTTGCGGATTGGATTTGGGATTTTATGAAGTTGGGGGCGCGTTTGATTGTGGCCATTACCGGTCGGTTGGATCTGCCCCTCATCTTCGATTCCATGAAGATAACGCTCATGGCCAGCGCAAGCAATGCAATCGATGGGGAGCTG